AGATCTTGACTTGTCATATGTTGATATTTCCGGTAATAAGATAGGTTGGAATTCAAGCTATTATAACGGAAATAAGTCAGTGATCTATTCAGGTGATATTACTAATGCGCAGAATGGAGCCAATGAATTTATATATGGAGAAAATGGATTTGGTGAAAATGCTTGTATCTTTAAGGTTAACGCATATAGTGCTAATCCAGAGTATAAATTTAAAATGTTTATAGCAACAGAAGTATATGAACCTAGACGAAGATATGAAAACAAGAATATGGTTGATCCAAATAACATTGTATTTCAGGTTGACTTAGAAAGTGACCGAAAGGAGAATACTTTGGGACTGGTAGTTAATAACAAATTTGTTTTTGCGAATGTAAGTACTGGTAATTCAAAAGTTTCACATGAGCAAAGAACAGAATATATTGAATACGTTAAAAATACAGTTGATTGTTATGTTTATTTAAATGACATATTAAAAGAAGCTGGATTTGAATTTGTAGAAGAAGAAGCAGAAATTGATTTGACTGAGCTTAACAAAGCAACGTTAATTGAATTATTTGCATAGAAATAAAAAACGAGGCTTAGGCAGTTCCTTTGAAAAACATAGGGAAGCGGTTCGCCGCTTTAACCAAAAACTACTGCCCGCCTCATATGATTAAGTATACATTAGACATAGTTAGTTCCTTTGAAAAACAATGATAAAAAAAAAATTACTAACCGTCTAAAGATTGGACATAAGCCGGTTCCTTAAACTGCATAATCAGCAGTTGCCTTCTAAGCAACCTTACCAGCCGTCCATATAAATTAGAAAATAAGATATTAATCAGTTCCTTTGAAAAAACCAAGCAGCTAGTTGTGGGTTCGAATCCCATCGTTGTTAAGCCTAGAGTGAACCAACGTAACTCAACTGGTAGAGTAGCCGCCTATAATTACTGATCATCTTATAATTGTTATTTTTAAAAAAAAAGTTAAAAAAGGATATAAATTAGTTCCTTTGAAAACAATCAATCCGCTTGTTTGTAGGTTCGAGTCCTACCTTCCCTGCCAAAGTTTTTATGGGGAAGTAGCTCAACTGGTAGAGTGGCGGCACCTACTAATCATCCTAAATTTTTAAGAAACATAAGGCATTGGAAGTTCCTTTAAACTTTTAATTGGTAAAAAACTTACTTCCCGCCTTCATAAATTGAATGAGAACAATGACATAAACAGTTCCTTTTTAAATTGGGTTCGACTCCCATAACCGGTTGTCAAAGGCCGGTCGTGATGTATTACTCTTCGTCATTGTTTTTATTTTTTACTAAATTAAATCATGTGTCCGTGTATCCCAATCGGCAGAGGAATCAGGCTTAAACCCTGTACAGTGCGAGTTCGAATCTCGCTGCGGACACCAATTAAAATAAGGAAATTAAAAAAAGGAAATTAAAAAATGAATAAAAAGAAATCTTTGTGATCGTGATTTAAAGATAAGAAAAAGTATCATAGAATATTAGCAAGTCGCAGATTGTGATTAAAAAATCAAAAACGTTACGAAAAGAGAAGTAGACAAATTGGAAAAGGAGTACTTAGCTATGCTGTAAGTCATGGTAAGAAGATTTGACAGATTCTTAGAAAAATGGATTTAGATTCTGGAAGACGACCAATTGAGCTTGGTGATATTGGACTGTCAAAAGAATTAGTAGAAAGTGTTAAAAGCCTAATTATAAAGTATAACGATTCCTTAAAAGAAAGAAAATTTAAAAGTGGCTATAATATTGCAGCAATAGAGAGCGTGACTATAGGTAAAGATGGTAAAGTTAGAATTCAAACTAATAGAAATAAATAAACTAAAAAATATGCCTGTGTACTCCAATCGGCAGAGAGAGCAAGTTCAAACCTTGTAAAGTGTGAGTTCAAGTCTCACCATAGGTACCAAGATGACTCGTAGTTCAATTGGCAGAACACCAGACCTTGACTCTGGATGTTATAGGTTCGAGTCCTATCGAGTCATCCATTTTATAGTTACTATTTTTGTAATTTGCTTTATATTATAATTAATTATAATATAAAACGGAGGAAATTATGAGTAAAGAATACAAAGAAGCTATAATTGAACAAGTAAAAGGTTATGGTCTAATAATGAGAGATATTCAAAGGGAAACAGATAAGCCACCATATCCAGATAAAGCACATCAGCTGGGTATATGGAGAGACCGCTCTGAATCTAAATTAAATCAAATAAGACTATTATTGGGCTTGATGGACTAATGGAAATGTGGAAAGCTTGTCAAAATGGTTTGGCGCAAGAACGAGCAAATCCTCTTTCTTTAATTTACACTGGAGAAGAAAATGCATAAAGATTATTTTGGAGAAGAATTAAGTATTGGCGATTGTATTGTTTTAATTAAACCAGTTGCTCACGATTTTACAGGCAATAAAACTTTTACAGTTGGTTGAATAACAGGATTTACAAAAGAACTTGTTAAGATATGATACAGACGATGAGATTCTTGCTGGTATACCGCTGAGGGGTGACATAAGAGGGCAGAACTTCTTTCACATCAGTTAATTAAAATTACAAAAGAACAAGCAGTAACGGCCGGAGAAGGAGCTAGGGAATGATTAGAGTCACAGTAGAATTAGTACCATTTGGTACAGGTACTCCTCGTAAAATTGCCGAAGCAAAAATCTGAAATGATGTATCAGGAACTTTAACGACTGGTAATTATGGATATAAATTAAAAGGCGCAAATGATAAGCTAATGAAAGAAGGATGTGTTAAGGGATTCAAGAGAAAACAAAAACATGTTTGGGAATTAGTTTATTTAGCGTTAAAAGATAAATACGATAAATAAGACGATCTAGCTAAATGGCTAAGGCAGTAGATTGCAACCCTACTATTCCCAGTTCGACTCTGGGGATCGTCTTTTTGAACAAAGTAAGTAATTTATATCGAACTTTTCTTGATTTCTTTATATTTATTATTAAAGAAATAAAGGAAAACAAATTAATAAATGAAAAATCATCTTATTTATAAAATTACGAATATTGTTAATAATAAGATTTATATTGGTAAGCATTCAACAGATAATATTGAAGATGGCTACATGGGTTCAGGAACATATTTAAATAGGTTGGTTAATAAATATGGTGTTGATAAGTTTAAGAAAAAGATTTTATATAACTTTGACATCGAAGAAGATGCTTATTTAATGGAAACTAAAATAGTTAACAAAGAGTTTGTTAAAAGAAAAGATACTTATAATATTAAACTAGGCGGAGAAGGTGGATGAGCTCATTCAACCGGTACTACAGCTGTCAAAGATAAAGACGGAAACACTTTTAGAGTCTCCGTTAATGATTTAAGATTCTTGTCTGGCGAATTAGTTGGGGTAAATAAAGGTAAAGTAAGCGTTAGAGATGAAAACGGTAACACAATTCAAACAGATTTAACTAATCCTAGATATTTATCTGGAGAATGAGTAAGTGTAGCAAAAAATACTCTGACAGTCAAGGATAAAGATGGAAACACTTTTAATACTTTTGTTGATAGTCCTAGATATTTATCTGGAGAATGAGTAAGTATAATGAAAGGTAGAATGAGTGCAAAAGATAAATATGGTAATATTTTTAACGTTTCTGTTAATGATCCGAGGCGACTATCTGGCGAGCTTGTTGGAATGTTTACAGGAAAACATCATTCTGAAGAAACTAAGCAAAAAATGTCAAAGTCCTCTAAAGGTAAGAGTGCTGGAAAACTAAACTCTCAATATGGAACTTGTTGAGTCTATAGCGAAGAGTATAAGCAGAGTAAGAAAATTATGAAAGAAGACTTATGATATTGATTAGATATGGATTGAAAAGCTGGAAGGAAAATGAAATTTTAATTAAATAAGTCCCCGTAGCTCAACTGGAAGAGCATTGGACTTCTATTCCAAGTGTTGAGAGTTCAAATCTTTCCGGGGATACCAAAATAAAAAAAGATTAAAGGAGTTTACAGATGGGAAAATTTAGTAAAAGAGTATATTTGTTAGAAAAGATAAATCGGGATGTAGTCTAGTCAGGTTATGACGCGTGCCTTGGGAGTACGAGGTCGCAAGTTCGAATCTTGCCATCCCGACCAAAATTTATCAAAAAAAGGAAAAATGTTAGACATAACAATATGTAAAAATAGAGATAATGAAAAATATTCATTAAGAAATGATAAATATGAATTTTGGACTGGAGCATATTAGATTGGAAAGAATGCGAAAGATTTTGAAATTAGCATTTATGAAATAGAATCGCTTGAAGAAATTGAGTTGTTAAAAACGGAAATTTTAGAAAATAATTAAACGTGCCCGCGTACTCCAATTGGAAGCAGAGAGCGGCCTTAGAAGCCGTACAGTGCGAGTTCAAATCTCGCGGCGGGTACCATTTTTTAATTTATAGGAGAATTAAATGACAGTAAAAAAATATTTCAAAATTATTGAGTATCATTATAAAATAGATCTACCAGATTCTTATAAATATGCCTTTAAGAAAATAAAGAAGTTAGCTAAAAAAATTACTAAGGAATTACTTGATTTAATCTGGACAATAATTTCAATAGTAATAATTTTTCCTTTAGCACATATTATATTACTTCCAGTGATTCCATTCTTAGTTGAATATGATGAAAAAATATCTAAAAAGAATAGATTGAGAGCGCTTGCTGAAATCGAATTAAGAAATTAATTTGCGGGATAGAGGAGTTTGGTGCCTTAGAAGTCTCATAAGCTTCAGACGCGGGTTCAAATCCCGCTCCCGCAACCAATAGATTATTTTTAAAAAAAAAGGAGTAGGTTATGGATACATTTTGGTTAATTTTGTTAGTTTTATTTATTGTCGTTATGGTTATTGTAGGGCCACATTTAGTAATATGGAGTATCAACTATTTGTTTAATTTCAATATTGGACATACTTTTACTGATTGGTTTGCAACAGTTGTTTTATGTGGAGTGTTTGCAGCTCCAGCAGCAGTTAATAATAAAAGTTAAGAAAGAAGGAAGGAAAGAATGAAAAAAGGTTATGTAGAAATTGGTTTGATATTGGACAAGTCTGGTTCAATGAGTTATTTAGAAGAAAAAGCCGTTGAAGGTTTCAATGTTTTCATTGAAGAGCAGAAGAAATCACTTGAAGGTAAAGAGGTAAAATTTTCATTAGTTTTATTTGATACAATATATAATAAAGTTATTGATTGTGTGAAATTTGAAGATGTGAAAAAAATGAAACAAACAGAGTATACTCCTGGTGGATGCACAGCATTGCTAGATGCAATCGGTAGACTTACTGATGAGTTAGGTGAAAGATTTACTGAGATGGGCGAAGATGAACGACCTGAAAGTGTTATTATTGCAATAATTACAGATGGTGAAGAGAATGCCTCGGTTGACTTTTCAGCAGAAGCAATTAAGAATTTGATCAAACGACAAGAAAATGATTATAATTGGTCTTATTTATTTTTATCATCAGATTTGAATTCAATAAATAATGCTCAAAGATTATATGGATTTCAAGCATGTAATACAGTTCACTTTGCCGCTTCCGAAAAGGGATATGTTGGAGATAATAGTTCCTATAAAAGCTTATCAAAATCAATTTCAAGTAAAGTAAATACAGAAGAAGACTAATGAAGATTATTGAAAAAAAAGCTGTTAGTGATGATTTCCGAGAATACATAATTATTAAAGTGAAAGACGATTTAGGAGAAGAGAGATCAGTTAGCTTTTCAGATGGTGAACCAGAAGATGCAAGTCTAGCGAGAGATTTTTCAGATGTATATTCGATTATTAGCTTAATGAGACTTGCATATGAATGTGGTAAACGAGGTGAAGAGTTTAATGTAGAATCAAAGACAATTAGTATAGATGAATTTTGGAGTTAAGCAAAAATGGAAACTTGAGACATACAATTGATCGAGTTAAATATGTTATAAGAGATGCAAAACAATTGCAAGCAAGGTATACAGATTATTTGATTAGGTAAAAATTGAGGTAGAGGTATGGTATAGGTAGTGTAGTGGTAACACAGGGGATTGTGGCTCCCCTATCGCGAGTTCAACTCTCGTCCTTTACCCACGTAGCAGGCAGAAATTACCTTCACGTGGTGCTGCGCGATAATAAACTTCGGTTTAGCAAAATATTTCTGAACTTAGTTCGATACTCTTATATTTATTATAAAGAAGGAGTATCGAACTATTTATGTATTATATTGTATATGAAACGACAAATAAAGCTAATGGTATGAAATACCGTGGAGTTCATCAAACTAAAAATCTAGATGACGGATATTTAGGTTCTGGAAGAAGACTTGTTGAAGTTATTGAACAGTTTGGAGACGAAAACTTTTCAAGAAAAATTTTATCATATTGTAGCTCTTCAAGAGAGATGTATGAGTTGGAAAAAAAATATGTTAATAAAGATTGAGTTGATTCTAATAACACATACAACCTAAAGCTTGGAGGTCAAGGCGGTTGAGCTCGTGAAGTTTATGATAGTGATAAACAACGAGAGAAGGGAGCAAAAGGTCTTGCATCAAAAAAAAGAAAAACGAAAGAATATAAAGCGAGAGAAGCTAAAACAGGAAGAGAAGTTGCTTTAGAAAACTGAAGAACTGGCAAATTTAATGTAGAACAAAGCTCTAAGGCATTCTTAGGAAAACACCATACAGAGACTACAAAAAAAATAATTGGTAGTAAGAACTCAGCACATCAGTTAGGCAGTAGAAATTCTCAATATGGAACTTGTTGAATTATGAATGAAGATTTAAGAGAAAGTAAAAGAATTAATGTTAGTAAATTGTTAATTTGGATAAATAAAGGTTGAGCTAAAGGTAGAAGAATTAAGTGAGACATTAAATAATAGTTACTATTTTTTGTAATTTGATTATATTATATATGTAGAAATTAATCAATGGGGGTTAATTAGAAATGATAAAGACAGAAATAATTTTTAGTAAGTTTTCCAACGAGTTAGTAAAAAACTTAACAGAAGATATGCTACGCACTTTTGGTTATGAAGTAAAAAGTAATATGGGCTTTAGCTCATTTTATGCTGAATGTATAAAGCAATATACAGTAAACTTTTGTGAAAGAGATACTAATAGCAGAAAGATAATAAATAACTATGAAGTACAGTTTGCTAGTAATTATGGCTGGTATATTACTATTTTTAAAAACGGAATGGCACAGGATCAGCATAGTATGTTTGGAGAAGAGTATAATATCAAAAAGTTTATCGAGGAGTACAAATATGTTTGAATTAGATATAAGACAATATAACGAAACATTTGCAAAATTAGTATTTGTCGCAGATAAAATACTAGCTGTATGCGAAAGAGGAGAATGTAAGACACTGTATTTTGAAGCACTCCCTAACTTTACAAAAAAAATCAAAATATACTATAGCTGGTATTTTGGTGGTGAAGAAACTATTGAGAAGATGGATGCACCACTGAAGCTTTTTACTTCTGATGATAGCGCTTGGCTTGATGAAGAGATAGAAAATTTTCGAAAAGACAAGGAAGACGCTGAAGCACTCAATTTTGAAAAAGAAAAAAAGATTTATCAAGATAAAGAAAAGATTAAACGTGGAATGCAATATGAAGAATTAAAAAAGGAGTTTGAAAATGAATAGAAACAAAACTCTAATAATAATACAATTAATT